AGAAATGCGTCTCTTTCTGTAATGACAAATCAAGGCGTTCCTCGTATCTTTATCGGTACTCCAGCAGGTGCGGCAACTACTCAATTAGTAGATTTGCAAACATCTAACACAATTGGTGAAACTCTAACAGGTCAAGTTGTAGTCGCTGCTAAATTTACTTCCATAGACCAAGACAAAATTAGTTCCGTAGCAGGGGGGGCACAAGTCACGCAATCTAATGGAAATCTAGCTGGAGCAGTTCCTTCAACTGACCCTCTTGTTTCTCAACCTTACATGAAGCCATGTTCAATACCAGTAGCTCTAAACTTTACAGCGCAAGTAATAACATCTAGTTGAGGTGATTTGGTTGGCTAAGATGACAAAAGCACAAAAAAGAAGGGCTTTGGATTCTATATTATCCAAATCAAGGAAAGTGTGGCTTTCTTCTGTTCCTCCTTTGATGACTACACAAGATTATTTTAAAATTGAAACGATTGTTCAAAAATGTATGAAGAGATTAAAGTAAGTGATATGATATGCCTCTACCAAATGCTGAAAGGAAATCCAACAGGATTTATCCTATCATGCAAGGCAAAACGCTTGAAGAGATTGCAAGCGGTGAGAACCCTACTATTGATAACACGGGAAAAGTTCTCGATGTTATGCAGTTAAATGAAGATGAATTAAGAAGATTAGTCTTGATTAAGTTAGCAATAACAGCCTGTAAAGGTGATTGGGACGGATTTCTAACATAGAGTTGATTAAAATGCCATTACCAGATACAAATAATTGGTCCAGTAGGATATATGAATTACTAAAAGAAACAGATTTGGAGAATTTATCATACGCTCAGTTCCAAGGAGTGGCTGAAAAACTATTTATTGAACCTGAAAATGAAGATGAAATGCGAAGATTAGTACTCGTTCAACTTGCTAGAATGGCGGTTCGTGGTGATTGGGATGGTTTCCTAACTGGTGGAGGCGGTTCTGGTGCCCCAACAGATGCGGAATATGTTGTCATGTCATTAAATGGTACACTAACTAATGAGAGAGTATTAACTGCAGGGAGTGGAATAAGTATTACAGATGGTGGAGCAGGTTCTACTGTAACTATTGCTTCAACTTCTTCAGGTGGTGGAATACTACCAGGAGCGGGAGACATGGGTTCAACATTTGATACTTTAATGGCTAGTGGTGGTTTATTTGGTGGGAATACTATGTCTAGCTCTACATTTACTTGGAATGATTCTAAAGTTTACTTTGTGCCTATTGTATTTCCTAAAGCACAAACAATTTCAAACATTCAATATTCAATAACTGGCGGGTCATTTACTGGAACTTTAGGTTTGTATTCTTCCGGTACTAATGGTTCTCCAGATTCCGTAATAGTTTCAACTTCTTTACAGTCAGGGGTTGGTTCTGGTTATTATTCAGCTGGTTTTGCTGGAACAGCAGTAACAGCAAACACGCTTTATTGGATAGGTCTTGCTCAAGGAGATACCTCATCATCTGTTAATATGAGAGCCATGAAAAATGATGCTCAAGGCGGAAATTATGTAATGATTACCGATATATCAAACTTTAACGCTTTACAATTAAGAACATCAACTCAAGTAGGTACAGATTCAGGCTTGCCAGCTACAATTACAACTTCTGAATTAGAAGGGTTATACGGGTTGCATCCAATGTTAGGAGTTGGTTTCTAATGATAGTACCAACATACATGAATTATGTTGATTTAGAAGGTAATGTTACTCAAGAACAATTATCTATGTCTTGGGAGCAATTAAGACAACATAGAAATAACGAATTAGATAATTCAGATTGGCGGTTTATGTCAGACCAAAACCCTTCAGAAGATTGGATTAATTACAGAACTTTTCTAAGAAATCTTCCGCAAAATTACGAAGAAGCTTGGGCAGCTGGTGATGCTTGGAATCAATACGACATACCGGAGTGATTTGATGCCTAAACCTAAACCTGACAATATTGTTCGTCATGAAATCGTTCTTGGCCGTTCTGAAAGAGAATTAATTTCTGACGGATTACTAGCCTACCAGATTAACAGAATATCTACGCCATTAGTAGCACTACTTTCTGATGCTTCAGCGATGGGCTTAATTTTTGGTGGTCTTGCAACTTATTACGGATTCAAGTTTGATATTGGTACTAGAGTTTATGATTCAAGCTTAGATTTGTACAATGATTTCAAAACACAATATGATGCTCATAAAGAAACTTTAGGAGATATACGAGATGACCCATTAGGTTCATTGGTCGGATTAATCGGTTCTCTTATTCCGGGTACAGGAGCAACAACGGGAAGAATAGACCCTGTAACTGGAGAACCCGTTGCATATCCATACGGGCCAACACCAGCTCCTGAATGGACTCCGGGTACACCTAGACCATATTGAAGCCTTTACCCCCCCTATTGAGGGTACTTTTTCCAAAACTTGAACCTATTAGAGCGGAGAGCGTCTCTCTCAGCCTTGAGAGCATCAATCTGTTGATTCAAAGTTCCAATCACTCTCTGGTACTTTCTTCTCTCATAGGGAGAGATAACAACTCCTTTGTTAGCCCTAACCAACTTTCCTGTAAACTCGCCTTCTTCATCACGCTCTTTTGTCCAGATGGGAGAAGTGTAATACCATTCAATAGCAGTTGATACATTGTCGGACATATAGCCTTTCTTTGAGTTCTTACGAAGTAACTCAGAAGTATGAGCATGAAGAGTAAATGAATGCAATATTTTACTCATTCTTTTTCCTCCTGTCCATGAATAGGACATTTGTAATTTATATCTGGGGCTGCTAACGCTTCAACATAACAACCTTTACACATTCGACCAGATTCAAACATGTCTGTAAATAATTGTTCGATTGAAGTCATTCTTCTTCCCATCCCTCTAAAATCCAAATTGTAGCCTGATTTTCTAAACCTGCAAAATATATTTTAATTTTCCTTGAGTTTATCCATGCAATAACTGGTCTAAGATGTCCTCTCATGGATTATACACCACCAAGCCATTTTTAGAATGATTCCAACAAGGAGAACAAACCCACCAACTAATTAGTCTGTCTGAAGGATTTCTCCCATATCTAACAACTTTAACTTCGTTACATTTTCTTATTTTTCTGCAACACATACATTGAGTTTTAGTTATTTTTAGATGAAATCCTAATTGAGTCCAATTCGGCATTATTCCACCTCACAAAATGGACAATTCCAATTTTGACTAATTACAAAACCATTACAATTGCATTTATACATCTTCATTATGCCACCTCACTTAATTTATGACCTGCTCCTTCTGAACAAGACATTGCCTGTATAATCCTTACATCTTCAAATGTATTAACTAAGAATACAAGTTGACACTTAGAACATCTTAGATTCATAACCAATCCTCACTAATCATGTCTTTACATCGTTCACAAATGCCCCATAAATGGCCCTTCTGGTCTTGGTAACATTTTCTTATTCTGCATAAACAACATTTGTTGTGCCTCGGTGGCGTCTCGTCCATAATATCGATTCTGGCCCGTATGGACTATATAATATACGCGGCGAACAGCCGCAAGAAAAAATCGCCAGATTTTTGACGCTCTCAATTCTTTTCAAGCGGCAGCCTAACGGCTGGGAATATGTATATTCGCACACGTAGCCAATTAAAAGGATTGGGGTGGGGGTTTGGGGCGTGTTTAAGAACCGGAGGGGGTTGGTTGGGGTCATGATGGAGACACTCTATATTATAGGAGTCATAATAGTAGGATTTTGTATTAGTTTCAAACTTTTATATGATTTGGGAAATGCAATAGAAGACGGATTAGATGAATTAGATAGCAAATTAGCTATGGCGATTAAATCAGTAGTAGAACAAATACCAGGAATGGGTGAAAATGAACCGATTAATCCGATTCAAATGGCAATAGGTCAACTAATAGCTAACATGAATCAACAACAACAGAACCCAGCTATGAAAGTTATTCAAAGAGACGAAAAAGGCCTTTTTGTTAAAGAAGAATAATAAACAACTAGACAACCCCAAGTTGTATGGCTCGTAGAAGAACTACTAGAAAACGTCGAAGAAGTCCAAGAGCGGCTTCATTAATTAATATGGCTGAAAGTTACGCTTACGCAGATACATTAACATCTGGTGTAATGGGAACTTCGCCAATAGGATTTATCACCGGTTCAGGTGATATAGGTTACAA